TCAGTTCCATCCTGTCTTCGCTTGGGTACAACAACGAGCGTGAACTATCCCTCGGTGAATTGTGCTGGTGGGCTGTTTATTCAGGCATTGCTGATGCAGTCACGGAAAGGATGGCCCAGCGTGCGCTTCGCTTACCGGACGAGCCGTTTTTATCCGTATATCGAGAAAGTGACATTGTGCCGATGCCCCCCGCAAAAAGCATTTTGCAGAAGAAGGTCACCCCTGCGGTCACGGCTGCGAAATTAAAGCATGGAGCAAATCAGGAAGTGGTCTACGACCAGCCAAAGATTCTGGCTCTGCATGCGGATCCTGAATCCCCTGAATCATTCATGTTGCGCCCAAAACACCGCAGGTGGGTGAATGAAGACTATACCCGGTGGGTTAAAACCCAGCCCTGTGAAGGTTGCCGGCGGCCAGCGGATGATCCACACCATGTCATTGGTCACGGCATGGGCGGTACCGCCACTAAAGCCCACGATTTGTTCGTGATCCCTCTGTGCAGAGAGTGTCACGACAAATTACATGCTGATGTTGCAGCGTTCGAGAAAAAACACGGTACCCAGCTGGAGCTGCTATTCCGGTTTATGAATCGAGCGCTGGCGATCGGCGTAATAACAAAAGCGTAATTGTATGGAGCGCTGATCATAATGAATTTACAAGAACTGGAATTTACGCGCATTGAACTGCGCCGAGCGCTGGCGGATTTATCAGGTTCGACAAAAGGACAGCTGCAGGCGTTCAGTGAGCATCCACCAGCAGATAAGAACAAATACCCCCGGCACCATCCTGAAATCGTCATGGAGGGTGGGGAAGGTTGTGGATCCAAGGTTGTAAAAACGATGGCCACTCCACTTTATGTTCTTGAGACAAGGAGCCGTCGCCGACCTTTACCGCCTATTAAGGATGCGGAGTTCGCTTGTTCAGCATGGCGTCGTTCGGTCAATGGTCTTGGGGAGCATTTGCAGGCATGGGTGCGGTACTGCTATGGGCATGACCTTGCTTTCCGGTACCAGAGGTTAATGTGCCAGCACGTATGGGAAGAGTTTCAGCGTCAGCATAGCGGCAAAAAAATCCAGGACCGTGTCACTAAAAAACTGGTAGGGCTTGTCTGGCTGGCGGCGCAAGAAGTTGCTGCCTCGCGTAATAACGATACCTATCAGGAGTATGCTGGTGCAGCTCTGGCGCGCATGGTCAGCGTTGAGCGTTCCACCTGGCTCAGGGTGTATTCAGGGCACTGGGCGGCTTTCAAAGCGTCGTTTACTGAGATGGACAGCCAGGCACTAAGCGAAATTTTGTCACGGTACGAAGAGTACCAAGAACTGAAAGTGGCGGAAATGTGAGGTAACTTTCACTAACTCCCTCAATTGGGCTTGCAAAATGCAACAAAATGAGCCATATTTGAAGCTAATTTGATATTTTGTCATAATTATATCTAACCCAGCCTCGGCGGGGTTTTTTTATGCCTTTTGTATCTAAAGCTTGATGCAAAAATGAACCAGAGTTATCTGTGTGTCACACGATAAAAGAGGGAAAAAGGCATGCAAAATCAACCTTATATGACAGAAGAAGCAAAGGCGGTTTTTAACGAACTCAGCGCTTCACCAGCGACAGCTGGGGAAATTGCACAGAATACGCACCTTAGCCGAGAGAAATGCCAGCTCATTCTGACGCAGCTGGTTATGGCGGGGTTATCAGATTACCAGTTTGGATGTTACAAACGCCTCCACTGAAGGGGGCATTCTGCTGTGAAAATGGGCGGCTGGTGGGTGTTGTAGCACCCAACCAGCCATTAGCTCATGCTTTCAGGTCACAAGCTAACCAAGGCCCACTGCTTTAGCGCAAAAGCATAGTGAGCCTATCAGAGTTACGCTTACGGATCTATGAAAAATACTGTAAATATAAACAGTGTTGAGCTTGTCAACGCTGACTGCCTGCAATACATCGCCACTCTCCCTGATAACTCCATTGACCTGATAGTCACGGATCCGCCGTACTTCAAAGTGAAACCCAACGGCTGGGACAATCAGTGGAAAGGGGATGAGGATTATCTTCGCTGGCTTGATATGTGCCTCGCACAATTCTGGCGAGTGCTTAAACCTGCTGGCAGTCTTTATCTTTTCTCCGGTCACCGCCTGGCGGCAGACATTGAGATCATGATGCGTGAGCGGTTCAACGTCCTGAACCACATCATCTGGGCTAAACCGTCGGGCCGCTGGAATGGCTGTAATAAAGAGAGTCTGCGCTCTTACTTCCCTGCAACAGAGCGCATCCTCTTCGCTGAGCATTACCAGGGGCCGTATAAACCAAAGAGCGACGGTTACGTGGAGAAGGGAAGCGAGCTGAAGCAGCATGTAATGACTCCCCTAATTTCTTATTTCCGGGATGCACGTGAAGCGCTTGGCATAACCTCAAAACAAATAGCCGATGCGACTGGAAAGAAGAACATGGTGTCTCACTGGTTCAGCGGTAGCCAGTGGCAATTACCGAATGAATCAGACTACCGGAATCTTCAGTCCCTTTTCACGCAGGTAGCCATCGAAAAGCACCAGAACGGCGAACTGGCAACACCACACCACCAGCTGGTGGCTATGTGGCATTCGTTAAATCGCAAGTATTCAGAGCTGCTCGAAGAGTACAAATCGCTTCGGCGGCATTTCTCTGTTTCCGTATCCGTTCCTTATACCGACGTATGGACGCATAAGCCTGTTCAGTTTTATCCGGGCAAACATCCATGCGAAAAACCTGCCGACATGCTGAAGCAGATCATTAGCGCCAGCAGCAGACCTGGGGATATTGTTGCCGATTTCTTTATGGGTTCTGGTTCAACTGTGAAAGCAGCAATGGAACTAGGCCGCGCTATTGGTGTTGAACTTGAAACTGATCGCTTCACGCAGACGGTCAGCGAGATTGAGCAAATCAAAAAAACATAAACGGACACCATGCATCTGGCTGCTGTGGTGACCACCAAATTCAGGCCTCACGGGAACCATCCTCGACATGCCTTCTTGTTAAATCGTCCCGAGGGCCTGCCCCCTTTCAAACACACAGCCCCCGCTTTTAAGCCGGAGGTTAGAGACTATGAAAATGCATAACGATCCCCACTCCTGGACGGAGTTTATCGAACTACTCCACAGTTGGTGGCGTGGCGAAACGCCGATGGGTGCCGTATTGCTATCGGTTGTCATGGCCGCCATGCGAATCGCTTACGGCGGTGGCGGCTGGAAGAAAATGCTCCTTGAGGGGGCAATCTGCGGAGCTCTAACCCTTACCGCTGTGTCAGCTCTTGATTACTTTAACCTTCCACAGTCTCTGTCGATAGCTATCGGCGGCGCGCTAGGGTTTGTTGGCGTAGAGCAGGTTAAGGTTATGGCTTCCCGGGTGTTTAATTCTCGCTTTGGAGGCGGTGATGCAAATCAGTGATAAAGGCATTGCCCTGATCAAGCAATTCGAAGGCTGCAAACTCACCGCGTACCAGGACAGCGTCGGTGTATGGACGATCGGCTATGGCTGGACTCAGCCTGTCGACGGGAAACCAATCCACGCCGGAATGGTGATTAAGCAGGAGACGGCGGAGCGATTGCTGAAGACCGGACTGGTCAGCTATGAAAGTGACGTATCCCGCCTGGTTAAAGTTGGTCTGACTCAGGGGCAATTCGATGCCCTGGTGTCGTTCACGTATAACCTCGGTGCGCGGTCATTGTCGACATCGACTCTCCTGCGAAAACTCAACGCCGGAGATTACGCTGGTGCAGCCGATGAGTTCCTGCGCTGGAATAAAGCTGGTGGGAAGGTGCTGAATGGGCTGACACGTCGGCGGGAGGCAGAGCGAGCTCTGTTCCTGTCATGATTAGCGCACTGGTTAAGCGTTACTGGCTGCAGTTGCTGGTGCTGGCGTTAATCGGCGCACTGGCTTTCTTCGTGAACCACTACCGCGACAACGCCATTACCTACAAAGACCAGCGAGATAAAGCCACCAAGAGTGTCCGCATGGCTAACGACACCATCAAAGACATGCAGACCCGCCAGCGTGATGTTGCTGCACTGGATGCCAAATACACGAAGGAATTGTCCGATGCGAAAAAGACCATTAACGATTTGCGTCGTGATGTCGATTCTGGCGCTAAACGGCTGCGCATCGCCGCAACCTGCCCTGGAGTGCCAAAAGCCACCTCCTCCACCGGCGTGGATGATGCAGGAGCCCCCGAACTTACTCCAGACGCTCGACGGAATTATTTCGATCACCGGGACGGAATCGCAACCGCTGACAAAATGATTCGCGGCATGCAGGACTACATCAAAGAGCAGTGTCTTAAGTGATTCGTCACCCAAATAACAGAGCCTGACTTCGGTCGGGCTTTTTTATTCCCAGAAGAAGCAGGAGAAGAAGCATGTTAACAGTAAAAGTAATGTCGCCAGGTGGCGGTGAAGAGATTCATTGCGGGTTGAGTGTAGGGTTCAATCCGGGGCAGCAGAGCATCGCGGTATCGGGAATGGACAAAAATGTATTCCTGAAACCTGGCGAGGTCGCCTACGTGATGAACCAGAACGGGAAGACGGTATCTCGTTACGAGCATAATGACCGCCAGTAGCCATTCCAAAGCTCACCTGCTGGTGGGCTTGATAATGGATATCCCCCTGAGCGGATAAATCAAAAATAACCCCTGCAACGGATAATGACGGAGCAACAGATGGCAAAAGCCAAATGGCACAGACTTCCGGCATTCACCATTCCGCCAGGTGACGCAGCCAGAATTGTTGATTGGCTGATCGCGGCATTACAGCAGGCATTCACTGAGTGCCTGTGATAATGCAACAGCCCGTACAAAACGGGCTTGGATTTATCTCTTTGTTGCGTTCATGGTCACATGGTAAACGAATTGGCTAAATTGGTTATCCCAGCGCCCATTATGATTAGCTGCAACTAATTGCATTAACGCCTGCATTAACTTGCTGAACAGCAAGATTAACTTAAGTCTGTTTTTTGAACTGTCACTATCTAAGGAAACTTCTTCGGTTAATTGATTCTCGGCGTTAAAAATACCCAGTTTTGATTCTTCCATGCTGGGTTCCGTTGGATGCTGTTTAAAGTATTCAGTCAGAGTATCCTTCAGGCTCTGGATCCTTGAATCAGCAATGCTTTGTATTGATGGATTGTGTGCAAGGTCATTACGCATTGAGTTGATGGTTTTAAGTGATTTCATAAGTTCCGTGGGGATTCCCATGGATATTTTAGTATTACATTCGATTAAAAGTTTGTTTTTATCTCTTCCAAAGAGATCTTGGCAGTCACAGCATGCGCATATCCATGCTTCGACCATGCGCTCACAAAGTAGGTGAATGCGCAATGTAGTACCCACATCGTCATCGCTTTCCACTGCTCTCGCGAATAAAGATGGAAAATCAATCTCATGGTAATAGTCCATGAAAATCCTTGTATTCATAAATCCTCCAGGTAGCTATATGCAAATTGAAACAAAAGAGATGGTGATCTTTCTAAGAGATGATGGAATCTCCCTTCAGTATCCCGATGGTCAATGCGCTGGATATGGGATAGATGGGAATATGCTGATTTTTATGGGACAGAGTTGCGAACTGTTCCCAACTAAAATCATTTTGCACGATCAGCGCACTACGAACTTTACCCACAAATAGTCAGGTAATGAATCCTGATATAAAGACAGGTTGATAAATCAGTCTTCTACGCGCATCGCACGCGCACACCGTAGAAAGTCTTTCAGTTGTGAGCCTGGGCAAACCGTTAACTTTCGGCGGCTTTGCTGTGCGACAGGCTCACGTCTAAAAGGAAATAAATCATGGGTCATAAAATTATCACGTTGTCCGGCGCGGCGACGGATGTTCTGTATGCGCTGTTTTTCCGTGGCGCGTTGCTGTCTGGTGATCTGCCAGCCAAATCTGGCACAGCCGAATTGCGCGAGCTTGGTTTTGCTGAAACCAGACACACAGCAACTGAATACCAGAAAGAAAATCACTTTACCTTTCTGACATCAGAAGGGCAGAAATTTGCCGTTGAACACCTGGTCAATACGCGTTTTGGTGAGCAGCAATATTGCGCTTCGATGACGCTTGGCGTTGAGATTGATACCTCTGCTGCACAAAAGGCAATCGACGAGCTGGACCAGCGCATTCGTGACACCGTCTCCTTCGAACTTATTCGCAATGGAGTGTCATTCATCAAGGACGCCGCTATCGCAAATGGTGCTATCCACGCAGCGGCAATCGAAACACCTCAGCCGGTGACCAATATCTACAACATCAGCCTTGGTATCCAGCGTGATGAGCCAGCGCAGAACAAGGTAACCGTCAGTGCCGATAAGTTCAAAGTTAAACCTGGTGTTGATACCAACATTGAAACGTTGATCGAAAACGCGCTGAAAAACGCTGCTGAATGTGCGGCGCTGGATGTCACAAAGCAAATGGCAGCAGACAAGAAAGCGATGGATGAACTGGCTTCCTATGTCCGCACGGCCATCATGATGGAATGTTTCCCCGGTGGTGTTATCTGGCAGCAGTGCCGTCGATAGTATGCAATTGATAATTATTATCGTTTGCGGGTCCTTTCCGGCGATCCGCCTTGTTACGGGGCGGCGTCCGCGCAGATTCTCGCTATTTATGAAAATTTTCAGGCATTTGCCGTTTCCGTTCTTCTTCTCGCTAATTCATTGTTTTAACTGTAAACACCCCCTGAAAAGAAAGGAAATGATAAGCCTTAAAAACGGCTAAATAGCCAGAGGGCGTTTCCTTTCTCTGTTTTTGTGTATGGAGTGAGCTATGGAGGTCAACAAAAAGCGTCTTTCTGAAATATTTGGGGTCAGCGTGCGAACCATTCAGAACTGGCAGGATCAGGGAATGCCTGTAGCACGTGGCGGTGGAAAAGGTAATGAGGTCCTCTATGAATCTTCCGCGGCTATCGAATGGTATTCCGCACGCGACGCGGCGATTGAGAATGAGAAATTACGGAAGGAGGTGGAAGACCTTCGTCTTGCATCGGAATCCGACCTTCAGCCTGGTACGATTGACTATGAGCGTCACCGCCTCACCCGAGCGCAGGCAGATGCCCAGGAACTAAAAAATGCAAAAGATTCCGCTGAGGTGGTGGAAACCGCATTCTGCACGTTCGTGCTGTCGCGGATGGCCGGAGAAGTAGCCAGCATTCTTGATGGAGTTCCTCTGTCGGTTCAGCGGCGCTTCCCGGAGCTGGAAAACCGACATATTGATTTCCTCAAGAAGGACATCATTAAAGCCATGAACAAAGCAGCTGCGCTGGATGAAATAATACCGGGGTTGCTGAGTGAATATATCGAACAGTCAGGTTAAGGGGCTGCAGCACTCTGCGCGCGCGGGTCTACTTTCGCTGTACCGACCTGAGCCGCAAACGGCGGTTGAATGGGCAGACGATAATTACTATCTCCCCAAAGAGTCGGCCTACCAGGAAGGGCGCTGGGAAACGTTGCCGTTTCAACGCGCGATCATGAATGCGATGGGTAACGATTACATACGTGAGGTCAACGTTGTTAAGTCTGCCCGTGTTGGCTATTCAAAAATGTTGCTGGGTGTTTATGCGTATTTTATTCAGCACAAGCAGCGAAATTCCCTTATCTGGCTGCCTACTGATGGTGACGCCGAAAACTTTATGAAGTCGCATGTTGAGCCGACGATTCGCGATATTCCGTCACTTCTGGCGCTGGCCCCCTGGTATGGAAAAAAGCACCGGGACAATACGCTCAGTATGAAACGCTTCTCCAACGGTCGCGGGTTCTGGTGTCTGGGTGGTAAAGCGGCGAAAAACTATCGTGAGAAATCGGTCGATGTCGCCGGTTACGATGAACTGGCGGCATTCGATGAAGATATTGAGAAAGAGGGATCCCCGACGTTCCTGGGTGATAAACGTATTGAGGGGTCTGTCTGGCCCAAATCTATTCGCGGCTCAACGCCAAAAACAAAGGGGACCTGCCAGATTGAGCGTGCTGCCAGCGAGTCAGGGCATTTCATGCGTTTTCATGTTGCCTGTCCGCACTGTGGTGAAGAGCAGTACCTTAAATTCGGCGACAAAGAGACCCCGTTCGGGCTGAAATGGACACCGGGCGAACCCTCCAGCGTCTTTTACCTGTGTGAACATAATGCCTGCGTCATTAAGCAGCAGGAGCTGGATTTCACTGAAGCTCGTTACATCTGCGACACCACCGGGATCTGGACGCGCGACGGTTTATCCTGGTTTTCATCAACAGGCACCGAAATCGACCCGCCAGACAGCGTGACGTTTCACATCTGGACGGCATACAGCCCGTTTACCACCTGGGTTCAGATCGTTAAAGACTGGCTAAAAACGAAAGGGGATACAGGAAAGCGTAAAACCTTCGTGAACACCACTCTGGGCGAAACATGGGAGCCTAAAATTGGTGAACGGCCTGACGCGGAGCTCATGGCCGAACGCAAAGAGTTCTTCGGGGCATCCGTACCGGAGCGTGTTGCTTATCTGACAGCCGGGATCGACTCCCAACTGGATCGATATGAAATGCGCGTCTGGGGATGGGGGCCCGGTGAGGAAAGCTGGCTGATTGACCGGCAGATCATTATGGGCCGTCATGATGATGAAGCGACCCTCGTCAGGGTGGACGAGGCGATTAACAAAACCTATCTCCGAAAGAATGGCGTGGAAATGTCGGTATCCCGTATCTGCTGGGATATCGGCGGTATTGACCCCACCATTGTCTACAATCGCTCAAAAAAGCATGGTTTGTTTCGCGTGATCCCGATTAAAGGGGCTTCCGTTTACGGTAAGCCTGTCGCGAATATGCCGCGTAAACGCAACAAGAACGGCGTTTATCTGACGGAAGTGGGGACTGATACCGCAAAGGAGCAGATTTATAACCGCTTCACACTTCAGCCGGAAGGGAGTGAACCTCTTGCCGGTGCCGTGCATTTTCCCAATAACCCCGAAATTTATGATCTGGCTGAGGCGCAGCAGCTTACTGCTGAGGAGCAGGTTGAAAAATGGGTGGACGGGCGTAAGAAAATCGTCTGGGACAGCAAAAAGCGACGAAATGAGGCGCTGGACTGCTTCGTGTACGCGCTGGCTGCCCTGCGGATCAGTATTTCGCGATGGCAACTGAATCTTGATTCACTGCTCGCGAGCCTACTGGAGGAAGAGGGGAACCGGACCAATAACAAAACCCTGGCTGATTATGCCAGGGCATTATCTGGAGATGAATAATGGCGACACAGACTGATCTGGATGCCGCCCGCGCTGCGTTGCACGATCTCATGATGGGAAAGCGGGTGGCAACGGTGCAAAAAGACGGCCGGCGGGTTGAGTTTACCGCGACCTCCGTCAGTGACCTGAAAAAATACATTGCCGAACTTGAGTCACAGGTTGGCACCACTCCACGACGCCGGGGACCGGCAGGATTTTACGCATGAAAACACCTGCTTTGTTAGGACCGGACGGTAAAACCGCTCTGCGGGATTATGCCGGATACCATGGCGGTGCTGGTGGCTTTGGCGGTCAGCTCCGCGCCTGGAATCCACCGAGTGAAAGCGCAGATGCTGCGTTATTGCCTAATTTTTCCCGTGGTAACGCGCGCGCTGACGATCTGGTCCGCAATAACGGCTATGCGGCAAACGCGGTACAGCTCCATCAGGACCACATTGTAGGGTCGTTTTTCCGGCTCAGTTATCGGCCCAGCTGGCGTTTTCTTGGCATTGGAGAGGAAGAGGCCCGGGCGTTCTCCCGTGAAGTTGAGGCGGCCTGGAAAGAATTTGCGGAGGATGATTGCTGCTGCATTGATGCGGAACGTAAGCGTACATTCACCATGATGATCCGTGAAGGTGTATCCATGCATGCGTTTAACGGTGAGTTATGTGCACAGGCCACCTGGGACAGTGATTCCACGCGTCTTTTCCGCACACAGTTCAAAATGGTGAGCCCGAAACGCATCAGCAACCCCAATAACGCCGGAGACACGCGAAACTG